CTGCGTCGGTGTCCCCGTCTATGGTAGTCATGCTACAGTTGCCGAAACCACACACGTCGATCTCTTTGTTTGGTAGTAGAGAATCTAACCAATTTTTGATTTCGTTACCCACGAGTATCTTCCCATTTTTCGTGAGCATGGTTGGAACGCGCTGAATTTTGTGTCTATATTGTTGCGGAAGACCCTGTGTATTGATGTTATGATAAGACACGAGCTGACTAAGCTGTGGTTGTCGCTTGATGTAGTCAATCAGGTCTATGCTGTGACTACACTTGGGACTATATATTAGAAGTGACATCTATTAAATTATGGTATTAAAAACTTTAACTCATACCGACGCATCAAAATATTTTTTTTATTTTTTACACTTTCTTTTTGGAAAAAGAAATAAAAAAAATTATTTTTTTTTCTAAACTTTGTAATCAAAAATACACGTATAAAATCAAAATAGGTATCAATTAGATATATTTACTACATAAAGGTATACTTTTGGTCTCATTTTGTGGATAGTATACATAATTTAAAATTTTAAATGTTTACAAAATATTTTTTTTATTTTTTACACTTTCTTTTTGGAAAAAGAAATAAAAAAAATTATTTTTTTTTCTAAACTTTGTAATCAAAAATACATGTATAAAATCAAAATAGGTTAGATGTCGTGTATATCAGTGTATAAACCGGTCTCATGAAAAAATTTTGTCGGGTTATAATAATGAACGTACTCGTGATAGTACTCGTCGTGTTACTTATTTGGATGTTGTTGTCCAGGAAAGAGCAATTCACGGACAAAAAGGGTGAAGTCGTGAATCAGAAAGAAATAGATCTCACCTTGTATGACCCAGTGGAAGACTTTACCGTGTCGAACGATGTCATGGAACAGATGGTCCTCGAAACGAATAAACGCGTGTCTGAAATCACAGGTTTGTGTACTTACGTCGTGGAAACCACGTCGGTCAAAAAGTACAGAGACAAGGTCACCGGTGAAGAGATATACAGGTGTATGTTTATGATCATGAAGCGCGGTGGTTTCCCATTCGGTTTCTCCGTGTCTTCCGACATAAAGGTCATCAATGATCCAAGTGCACCTACCAGAAATTACACGAAATCCAAGGAGGATCAAGACAAGAAGCTCGCTGAGATAGCCGCCCTCATCATCGACGACTCTTTGACGCAACAGCAAAGAGACGAGAAGGCGAGAGACATCTTGGAAAGTTATGTGCGCGGTATATCTGAAAACAAACCAATCGTGATGATCTACGGTGTTCGCACACAACCACTCGGTGTGAATAAGGCGGTCGATGAAACCGTGTTTACGTCTAATGTAGACGTATACAAATTTGATGATTTTTCCCAAGTCAGGCGAAGTGAACTCGATGCTATCAAGTCTAAGCCACTCACTCAAAAGGTCGTGCGTTCAGCCGAAGAAATGTATGGACGCCCACAACTGGTCGAAACGAAGACAGTCGCAGCGCCTGAATTATTGCAAAAATAATTCGTTAAGATATTGTAATGATCAGTGTAGATGAGATATCTAAAATAACTGAAAAACGTAACCGTCTCAAAAAGGAGACGTACGTTAAGATCTACGAACAGATATCGAACAAGATACGAAAAAATGTAGAGTTCGGAAATAAACAGCTGTTCGCAGAAATACCAGCGTTTGTCGTTGGTTACCCAACATTCGATAGATTGAAAGCAACGCAATACATAAAACGTCAACTCGAATTGGGTGGATTTCAAGTATCTATGGTTAATGATTACGAAATATACATCACGTGGAGTGTTAAAAAGAATAAACCTCAAACAAAAAAACAACCACAACATGACGAAGACTTTGGTGATTTTCCATCGTTTGTTAATTTGAAAAAGGCTGCCAATAAATACAGGGGAAATGCGAAAAACAACTATTAAAAAAATTTCATTTTATGATAAATGGATAACCTCAATATCTTGGTTGAAGCCAAACGAGAATACTTGGGTCAATTGAGTGATATCATGTGTCCAGTTATGATAGAAAATTTTGAAAAAATGTACGATGAGGCGTACACCATGTCCAAGGGAAGAAAGGTTTTGATCATGTTCCAGAAACTTTTGAAGGAGGTTCCAAACTGGAGTGAAGCCATGTCTAAGCAACACACGGACGCTATCTCCAATCGCATCGCGTGGTTTAACGACCTTCTCGCAGCGGTTTTCGTGAGCTGCGTAAAGATTCTTTCTTCTGTTCGTCTAGGGAAGGATAACAAGAAGATCTCCCTTAAACTCCCAACGAACGAGGTTTTCGTGCAGACGTGTTACAACAATGTGGCGAAGGATATTTACAAGGATCCATACATTTTCCACGAATCGCAAAATGAATACGAACGTAACGATCAGTTGTATCAACGTATATCCACGGCCATCGAAGCGTCTGTTCGAGAACTCATTCCAGTTCAGCAAATTCTCCAAACCTACATGTCTCAAGATAACAAGGACATCGATATAGGAGAAACCATGGAAGACACGGAAGATCCCGATTTCTCCGATGAAATACCGGAGCCGGAGCCGGAGCCACAACCAGAGGAAATGGAACCTCAACCAGAAATGGATTCCGAACCAATGGGGGAAACTGAAGAACCCATGATGCCACCACCCACGGAAGAACCATCAGAAGGTGGGTCGCACTTGGATAACGAGTTTAAGACGATCAGTAACGTGAAAATGCCCGAGCCGCAGATGACCGAAGAAGAGGATGACGACGTCCTTTTCCCAGACGCATCAGATGCTCGTGCAAAAAAAGTTGGTTATAATTAAATGGAACTTGAAGACTATCTGAGAGATCCCGCTTGGGCCGGTATAATTGCCGGTTTGATTACGGCTGGTTACATTCACATAAAGGCGAAGATTAATAACGAGGGTGCGCTACCAACCAGTGCGTACACTAAACCAGCCGCACTTAACGCTATTCTTGTTTATTTTATAATTTCAGGTGGTCTAGGTAAGAGAGAAAGCATATCTACAGAACCATTCGCTTAAAGAATAATCGCTTATTATTCAATAGTTAATAACCATGGCTTCTGTAAACGCTTTCAATGATATGATGGGTCAATTTCTTGCGGAATTGCACAAAACGTTTCCAGAAGAAAAGGGCATCAAGAAATGTATGTCGGGATTTGAACTCATGCGACAGACTAACCCGCGTCTGGTCGTAGACGGTTTCATGGCGGGGGTGAGTCCATTTTCGGATAAGATTTCCGCCAAGGATGATACGTTTTTCATCAACGAATTCAAGAATTTGGACTTTTTGAAGGATATTAACCTCGAAGGTCATTGGTCCAGCATCTCCGATGGCACAAAGGATGCTATTTGGCAATATGTTCAAACCTTGTACATGCTCGGTACCACTATCAGTAGTATCCCAGAAGACACTCTCTCCATGATTGAAAAGGTTGCAAAGCAATGTGCCGATCAAATGGAAAGTGATGGCTCCGGTATTGATGAATCCGCTCTCATGAAGACCATGCAAGGTATGCTGGGTGGTATGTTGAAAAAATAAACGTAATATATATAAATGAGCTCTTGGTTCAATGATCCTAAACAACTCGTGAGAACGGATAAAGTCCCAGAATTCTGGCCAACTAAATTACAGTCCTCAGCCGAGCGTGTGAACGCGGCCTCTAGATTTATCATCTACGCCGCGTGCGTACACTACATCATCAAGCGTGATGTTCGTGTATTCATTCTCGCTGCGACCGCACTCAGTGTTCTTTATATAATGGAAAAGTCTCAAATGGTGAAGGGTGGGGCTGAATACTACAATACGGTGAATAACAATTGCCAATTGCCTACCAGAGACAACCCAATGTCGAATTATTTGATGGGTGATAACCCAGAGCGCCCAGGTGCGTGTGCGTACCCAGATGTGAGTACCCAAGTGGATAACATGGTCGTGGGTAACACACCATTTGGACCAGCTCGCTCTAGATCTACGTTGCCAAAATACCAACAAAACGCCGTGTCTAGGCAATTTGTTTCCAGCCCGGTGACTACCGCAGTGAGCGATCAAACTGGATTTGCGGAGTGGTTGTATGGACGCAAAAACCAACCCATGTGCAAATCTGATCCAACCATGTGCGATCCAAATGCCCGAGGTGTCCAACTCGAAGCCTTTGCCGGCCTCGATCCAAACGGAGACAAGAGAAGTGGTATGCACGGATTCACGCACGCCTAGATAAATAAATCTTATGTAATAATAAATGGCTTACCAATTGCAGCCCGGTCTTAAGTTGGTTCAAAACCCAGCCGTTCCAGTGAACTGCGCAACCGAAGAAGTGTTTGTGTACCCTCAGCCCAGTACTCTTAACTATGGCTCGAGTCGACCAAACACAACTCTTTACGGAACTGCGCCATACATGGCTGGTAAGGGTGCCCCAGCGGAATTTATAGAAACGAGTGACGAACTTCGCCCACAATCGACGTCTAGATTTAACAAGGTCCTCGCCAAGACCTACGAGCAAAACTTGTTCCCATTGCAGAATATGGAATGCAAATTGCCACTTCGTACCATTAGTTATGAACCAATGAGCACCCGATCGGAAGTACAAAATGGAATGTTTAACCAAAGATACTTAAATAAAAATATCAATAAGAAATAAGAATGGCTGATCCACTATCTGTAGCAGCTATCGCAGGTCTCGTGTACGCAGGTCGGAAGTTGAGCCAGCCAAAGGAAACATATGCCGTGATTTCAGAACAACCCGTCAATGTACAGTTGCCACCCACCCAAAGTGTTGAAGCGGTGAAAGAACGTCCAATCGAAAATTTGAGGCCCGTAAAGACCTCCATCGATAACTTGGGTGTTGTCGCACCACAGTTCAGAACGAGTGGCGCCGAAGTTCTAGAAATGCGAAACCGCATGAATGATTACAACCGAATGAATAATGTTTCCCCCGTTGAAAAAAGATTGGTAGGTCCAGGTCTTGGGATAG